ATGGACATTGACGGGCTGAACCCCCGCAGTGACCTTATGCCCCTCACTCCCTGCGCTATCATGCGCTGGTTGAAGGAGCAGCATATCAGACTCCCCGGTAAGAATGTGACCATTCTGGGACGTTCAGAACTGGTGGGTAAGCCCCTTGCAAACCTGATGATAGAAGCGGGTGCAACCGTTACGGTGCTGAACTCCCTGACTGAGGAATGGTTCAGAAGAAATGCCTGCTACAGTGCTGACATTATTGTGTCTGCGGTTGGCAAGTGGGGAGCCGTGTTCCGTGACTACGTGAACAACGGCAAGAAGATGGTTGTCATTGACGTAGGTATCAACCGCGACAATGACGGTAAACTGTGCGGCGATGTGTCGCACCTTGCAAGAGAACTGGTGGAGCGGAACGGCGGTATCTGCACTCCCGTCCCTGGTGGCGTGGGTAAGTGGACTGTCCGCGAACTGGTTATCAGGCTTGCAGAAATGGAGGGTAGGCATGGCACGAACATTGTACCTGAATGATGGTTCCACTGAATACATCTTTGCTGGGATGACCTCAGAAGATGTGTTGCAGAAAATCATATATGAGCGTCTGGGACGTGATTGTGAGGAACTGTATAAGGAAGTTCTCACAGAAACCCGTCAGAATGAGGACGGTGAGGACTGGGAGAAGATTGCCGATGGTTACCTGTCCATGCTGCGGAACACCGTGGAGGAACTGGACGCTGCCCTGACCCTGTTCGACAATTCCCGGTTGGACAGAGCGAAGCTGCATAAGCAGTTGCAGGCTATCAGAAAGAACCTGCACAACAATCTGTAGGAGGTAACCCGTATGAGAATGGAAAACATCAAGCCCGTATGCACGAATAATGAAGCGCGGGAATATTTCTCCCAGAAGGGACTTACCTACAATGACGTTACAGAAGGTGACATTCTGGTACTGGTGATGCTTCTTAATAAGCATATTAAGAAAGCCGTCAAGGATAATGAAACCTCTGTTTCCACAATGTATCTCAGCAGGAAGGTGGACATGCAGAAGAAAACCAATGGAACTATCGTCTGCTGCTATCTGTACCTGAACAGTCACTATTTCACCCGGCGTGAGTGTATCAGCTTTAACCGCGATGGTTTTATTGGTTTTGCGGGATGGGCTGACCAGGGCAACACAAACCCTATTCTCCGCGCGTTTCTGGAATGGTGTGATTACTTAGCGGGAGGTGAGAAAGAAAATGGCTGATGAACTGTTCCAACTTTCCAATGGACGTTATATCACGTCTGAGGAAATCAGTAAGAAAATGTACTACATCAAGAACGCACACCCTGAACTGCCCTATCAAGAGGACTCCACCGGGTATTCGTGGGACGAAGCAGGTATGGCTGACCTGTTCAGCGAGTGCTATCAGAACGATACCCGCTACTGTGCAGAAGCTAAGTCCTGGTACACTTATGACTCTGGCAGATGGCAGAAGGACGTTGGTTCCCTGCTGGTGGCGGCGAAGATTAAAGAGTTTGTGCGCCTGATGGCTTTGTACTGCGGTGAGATTGCCGATGAAGAAAAGCGCAAGCAGTATATGTCTTTCGTTGCGAAGATGGGTGACCGCCGCTTCCGTGACCGTCTGATGAAGGACGCTGCGGACAGTATGCGTATCGAAGCAGAGCAGTTTGATACTCACCCGTATCTGATTAACTGCAAGAACGGAACCTATGACCTGGAAACTATGACATTCCGTGAGCATAGTTGGAAGGACTTCTTGACCATGCAGACCAACTTTGAATACAGCTTGCAGGAGGTACGCTGTGAGCGGTGGGAGAAGTTCATCAAGGAAGTCACGCAGAATGACTATGAGAAAGCGGACTACCTGCAACGCGCCCTGGGTTATTCCATTCTGGGTACTGGCAAGGAGGAATGTATGTTCATCCTTCACGGCAAGACCACCAGAAACGGCAAGAGTACCATGCTTGATGCAATCCAGCACTTGCTGGGTGACTACTCTACCGTTGCCCCGGTTGAGTTGATTTGCCGCAGTGACCGCGCGAAGAACGCAGAAGCCGCGAACCCTGTACTGGCGAAGTTGAAGGGTAAGCGCATGGTCACCATGAGTGAGTCCGACACGGCGGGTAAGCTGGATGAAGCTACGATTAAACAGTACACGGGTGGTGAGGACATCACCGCACGTGAACTGTATCAGAGTGCTATCACCTACAAGCCGCAGTTTACCATGTGGCTGTCTTGTAATGACCTGCCTGCTGTCAAGGATAAGAGTCTGTTTGCTTCTGACCGTGTGCGTGTCATTGAGTTCAATAGACACTTCACCGATGCAGAACAGGACAAGGGCTTAAAGGACTTCTTTGAAACCCCAGAAGCGATGAAGGGTATCTTTACATGGCTGATTGCTGGCTACTTCAAATATCGCCGCTTTGGTCTGAACATGAACGAGAACATGAGGGCAGTAGTCAAGGCGTATGAGCGTGACAATGACCTGGTGATACAGTTCCTTGAAGAAAAGTGTGAGCGTATTTCAGAAGGGTACATCAAGGCAAAGTCCCTGTATGATACGTACAAAATCTGGTGCAAAAGCTGTGGCTATTACGTGTGCAGCATGAAGAAATTCAATGCAGAAGTGACCGCGCACCCCGGTTGGTACGCAGAAAAGGGTGTTATCAACGGCGTTACAGTCTATTATGGACTGGGTATGAAGCAGGTTTAGTAGAGTATTTTTGCATTTTGCAGTAAGTTTTCTATAGTAGGGGTCTATAAGGGAAAGTTATAGCAAAATACGATTTTGCTCTACTTCTCTACAGAAGGAGGTAAATAAAAATGGCAGAAAGTTATGTAGAACGCTGGAAGCGTGAGCAGGAGCAAAAGAAAGCTACTGTGGAGAAGAAGGAACGCAGAAAGGCACAGAGGAAGAAGGAGGTAACTCAGGATGGCGAGAACAGAAGGGGCGAAGGACAAGCAGCCCAGGAAGAAGCGGGAGGACAATCCTCTGGTTATTCAGAATAACCCTGACCTGCCAGAAGGGTACAATACCCGCCGTATTCGTTTCATGTTGGAAATTATACCGTCTGAACCCCTTGACCCTGATGACGTGGAGGAAATGGAAAGACGGTTTAATAACTATCTGATGAAGTGTGCAGAATGGGATATGAAGATAGGCAATCAGGCGGCGTATGCTGCAATAGGCATTAGTAAAGATAATGTCTATGATTGGACTGTACGCAGAACAACGAACCCTGCACGTGCCGAGTTCGTAAAAAAAGTGCAGAAGATTTGTGCCATGTATCGTGAAGGACTCATGGAAGATGGCAAGGTCAACCCTGTCACTGGCATATTCTGGCAGAAGAACTATGACGGCATGAAAGACCAGCAGGAAGTGGTTCTCACGCCTAACACTAACCCTCTGGGAGAGCAGCAGGACGCAGAAGCACTCAAGCAGAAGTATCTGGAAAATACCTATGGTGTTACGGGAGAACTCCCAGAAGGTGCAGAAAGCCCTTTACAGCTTCCAGAAAGCACAGAAGGGACTTCTGTAGAAATCGCAGAAAGCCCCAGAAGGGCGCAGAAAGCAAGTTCCCGCAAATAATCAACCAACCCCGGCGCGGTTCATCTCTGGACTGTGCCGGGGCTTTTCATGTCTGCGGGGCTGTCCCGCTCCTGCTGCCTGTGACCGTGTAGCCCTGTAGGACGCGCTGCGGCTGTCCTGGGCTGTCTGAGCGCGTCAGGGCATAATAAAACCCCGGCAGGCTGTGAACCTGTCCGGGGCTGTCTGGGTTTAAAATAGGCGTATGCGGGGACGTTGACGCGTCCAGCATTTAACCATGCTACGCAGGCTGTCCGCGTCCTGCATGGGGATATTGTAAAGGCGTAACCCGTCAGGGGTCATATAATAGCCCTGTCCGTACCGGGGTAGCAGTTCGCAACCCTTTACGCCTAATATATTGCGGCTGTCCTGTGCGGAGCGGGTGCGGAGTGCTACACGCGCGTCAAAGTTTACTTTTATAGGGGTTGGTATTACTGTAGCAAGTGGGCATTGCGTGGCGGCT